TCTCTTCTTGCTGTTGACGTTTTTTGATATCTACAATATTGTCTGGGTCATAAATATCACTAACGTCAATCCCATATTGATCAAAAACCCTTAATAAAGTCATTTTCTTCATTCGGTTATAATAATAATCAAATGAAGCAGTTTCCGCATTTTCACTAGCTTTTAATAGCCATTCTTCACCTTTTTGTTTGGTAAATATAGCTTCACTTTTTGGACGAGAAGATAAATAATCCAAAATACTATTTAAAGTAATTTTTTCTGCGCCCAACTCATGCAGTTTAAAAATACTTCCAAACACAATTTTATGAAACTGGTCTGGAAAATCATCATCAGTAATTGAATATCTATCTGTATAATCCAATAGTTGAGGAGATTTAAAAACACACCCAATTACTTGAACAATACTAGGTGTATCTACATATTTTGAACTCATTTACTTTCCTCCTCCTCTTGGTCTAAAAAAGAAAATAACTTTCTTTTTTCAATTTCTCTTTTCGGTGATGGGATTACTACAACTACATCTTTTGGAATATAATCATTTAAATCTTTCTGTTTATTTTCCTAATCTGCTAACCATAAAGCATAATAATAATCATAAGCATTTTTATAAATATAAGGGATAATTCCAACCCCTCTATCTAAATCCACAGGTTTTTTCTTTACATCATACCAATATTTTAATGCCTTTAACATCCCAGAATATGTAAAATTATACTCTTTTTCATATTGAGTTAATTGTTTTGCATATCTTGGTAAAATATAGTCATCTTTTAATTTAAATAAATTGATTATATAAACAGTTAATTCTTCTTTATCATTTGCAGGATGATGTTCGGCGCATGCTTTATGGACATATCTATTTTTTAATTGCGGCATTGGCATAACATCTTCTGCATCTTTATATATTGCTTGATGGCACCAAAAACAATTAGTTGTTAAGGCTGGGTCCCATATTCTATAAGTTTCAGTTTCTGTTTTATTTTCTACTGCATCTATATAACATTGGGCATGCCCGTGTCTAAATACTGACCCATGAGGAATCTAAACATATGGCTCTTTTTCTTTATCAAACTTTTTTTTGCAATATTTACAAGTTACTATTGAAGCCATTTAATTCCTTCTTTCTATAAAATCTCTATATATATTATAACATAAAAAAATAGAAAAATCAAGTCAATGTTGATTTTTCTATTTTTATTTATATTACTTCATCAAATCTTCTTTAATATCATTGATTACCAGATAAATCAGCTCTGCCTGGTCACGAGTTGCATTTGATACTTTCTTACCTTTACCAAAATACTTCTCAACAATCTGTGTTACTTTTGGAGCATACTGTTCAGCGTCTTTACTCATTAGCTGTCCTGTAATTTCAGTAAACTCTTTGAAAAGTTCATCATAATCATAATCTTTAATGATATTTGTAACTTCTCTTTCATTTGTTACAAACTCATTATTATGTTCCTTAGCTTCACTATCAATTGCATCAGTTAGTGCTTTAGCAAGAGATTCATAGTTGAAGTCAATAACTGGAGCCATATTTTTAAATCGGCTACCACAAGAAATACCAGAGTTTGCGGGAGACCGCAACATCAACTTCATGGCAGTTTTGCCCTCTTCATCAGTGGTTGCAAAAGCATAACCATAAATATCTGCCATATTTTCAATAATCTTCAAAGCAGATGACTGAATAGAAGGTTTAACTTCTTCACCAATTTCTTTACCTGCTGCATTTTTCATTGGACTTCTGGAAGCGTGTGAAATAAACACAACTGCATATCCCATCATTGTAAGTCCTCTGAATACTTCTTCAAACTCTTTCTTGTATCTAGGCCAACTGTTATTCCCCCAGCCGCCATCGCCCATCTGTTCAATACCAAGCTGACTACAAATATATTTCTGGCAAAGGTCAGCGGCAATATCAACTGTATCAATAACAATTGTTTTATAGGCTTCTTTTACTTCTTCTTTTTTAAGTTCTCTATAAATCTGTTTCATTTCGCCCCAAGTAGTGACATCCTGCGCCATAATACCAGGGATTGCGTTATAACCTTTTTCAAATGCCAAAAGAAGAGGCTTTGGCATTTGAGAGGCAAGAGTCGTCTTACCTGTTTTAGGAGGGCCATATACAAAAGTAATATACCCAGAAAGGTCACGACTAACTTTATGGGGCTGAATGCTCAAAAGGTTAATAGCCATAAGTTAATCCTCCCTTTTAATTAGAAATTAAATCCACTTGCGCCACCAGTGGCTGCCGCAGGTGCCTGAGTTTGTGCGCGAGATGCATTATATTCATCCTGACGCTGTTTAATACCTGCAATTACAACCTCACGGTCCTGCTGTGCCTTTGTATATTCGGCTGCGGTAATAGTAGATTCATCATCCCAAGTATAAGGTTCCTGTGCACCACCAGTGATAACAAAATCACGCTGAGTTGAAGTAGACTCTTCAACAGAAGGTTCACCAAAAGCAGACTCGGTAACTTTTCTTACAGTTACAATCTGAGAAATCTGGCGACCCCAAACCTTTGTAAAGCAAGGGTTCTTTGGAGATGCATCAAGTCCTTCAAAATAATCCATTGCTCCTGGATTCAGTGCTGTGAATTCAACAGGAAGAAGGGCTTTTCTAAAATCAAATACATAACCCTTAACAATAACTTTTTCGGGACGTTCACGTTCTGCATCGGCTTCTACTCTAACCGCACCTGTAATAATCATATCACACTTAAATGTATTACGAAGTTTCTCATCATCTGCCAGAGTCTGAGTTACATGGATAAATCCACCTTCATTTCTCTTCTGGCTTACAAGAACTTCTTCACCAGTTCTATTTGAGAAGAACTCATTAAGACCAATTGCCGAATCAACACGGAGTTTTGCGGCTTTATCTACACCATGTTCCATAACACTACAAATAGTACCATTCATAATGTTTGACAAGGTTGCAAAACGACTATCGTCAGTACCTTTAGAAGTCTTTGCAGTGACATATGTATAATGAATTGTTACAATATTTGTCAAATTATTATCAGTAGCAATATCAATCGTCCCGTTAATAAACTAAGTCCCAGGATTCTTTGAGTTCTCTCCAGAAGTTCTAAGGGACAGATTGTGCTGATACAAAAGACCCTCAATATGAGTTACATTTTCCATTACATTTTTCATTATTCATTTTCTCCTTCAATAATTACATATTTTTTTCCTTTTTCTGTTAAAGCATAAATAACAGGGTCTTGTCCAAGTTTTTCGCAAAATCCATCATTTACAAGTTTTCGCATAGTTCCAGATGCTCCACGAGATGAAATACCCATCTGTTCGGCTAAATCTTTCGCTTTCCAGCATCTTGTATCTTGATGTTCCTGCAAATATTTAAGAACTAACATTCCATTTTCAGTTAGTTCAGGCTTGTCAGTTTTCACTTCTTTTAGAATATCAAGATAAGCTTTTATATTATCTGTCATCAATTCTTTAACCAAGTCTGGATTACTATCCATCAATTTATTCACAAAATCTAAAAACTCTTGTTTCACTGTTTTATAAAAACTCGCTTTCTTAATTTTCTAAATATATTATATCATAAAAAATTAAAAAAATCAACTTTATTCTACACTAAGTGTATAGCCAATGACTTTGTTCGCGCCATAGACTATATCAAGAAAATTTTCAATTTCATCTATAACATACTATGTTTTACTACCACGATAATTGTTTAAGAACTCACCATAAGAAATCATATGTATATCATTTATCCCATATTGCTTGGCTTTATATTCCATTGCTCTTGGATTGCTACATACTAATACGGCATTATTTTCTTTTGCTAATAAAAGCAATTTACTAGTTTTACCAGTTCCTCTTCCATCAATAATACGATGCATTATTTAATACTGTACCCCCATTCTTTGGCGTTATAAAAGTTCTACCAATAATCTTCTTTTTCGTTTAAAAGATTTCCAGAACATTCTTCAATAATTTCAAACATAAAGTTTTCAACACCAATAGCTAACATAGCAGGATAAAGTTTATTCTATGTAGGAGGGTCTGCGCCGATGCCTCGTTTAATATGTTGTTTCCAACGTTCTGCAATATCAACTGCCTATCCTACATAACACATTCCATTATCTATATTAGTTATTTTATAAATACCTGTTTTACGTCCTTGTCCTACTACTCTACCAATTAAATCAGTACATGGTTTTTCATAATATACTTTCCAAATAACCTTATTTAATGGTTCTTTCTTTCTTAAATAAGGCTCAATAGAACGAATACGTTTTATCTCTTCTTTATCAATTTCATCTAATTGTAATCTATAAAAATCTTTTTGTTGTTTATCGGCGGCCGCACGTTTATTAGACTCAATAGCAGCATTAGCCATTTGTTGTAAATTATTTAATTGATTTTCTTTTTCTAAAATCTAATTATCTAATTTCTCTGTAGTAATTAACCATTCATCTCTTTGGGCATCTGCTAAATCTTGATAATGAACTAATAATTCACTTTCTAGTTGTTCGTATTTATTGATTAAATCTTTGCTTTGCTGTTCAACTTCTGTTGTCATATTATTAACAACTTGCTCTTCAACTAATTTAGCAGCAGTTTTAGCCTAATTATCTAAATCATTAATTAAATGTTTTTTTTCTTCAATCTACTATTCTAAACCAGAAACTTCAGATTTTAAATTAGATTCATGCTATGCCCAATAAATAATTTTTTGATTTTTTTCTTTGTCCCAAGCAATACGTTCATTAACAATTTCAGCCTATGCAGTTCGCGCAGCTTTTTCTAATTTTTGATTCTATTCTTCAAAATCAGCTATATATTTATCTGTTAATTGAGAATACTGCTTATCTAATTCTGTATTTTTTTGAATATATTCTTTTTCTAAATCTTTTATGCGTAATTGTATTTGCTATTCTGCTATTTCTAACTCTTGGTTTTTCTATTTAACTTTTATAGTTCTTATCAATTGTCCAATTAGAAAACCAAGTAAAAGACAGACAATCCCTATAATAAGTGCGTTATTCATAGCTGTAATTAAAAAAATAAAGGGGTAAAGTATTTTTACCCCTGTTATATTTTAATCTAAAATTATTCTTCTTCTGCGTCTGGGTCAAATGCGATACCAGCAGGAGTGAGCTGAAGGAACTTCACAGCCTTATGGGTGCCATCATCAAGTTCAACCTCAGCGGGAACACG